ATGTAGACGATTGCACTATATCTAAGCTCCACAACGATACTGCCAAAGGTCTTATAACCTTTTTGAAAGGGTTAAAGGCTCAGGATGTTATCAAGGCGATAAACGGCTTCAAACTCGGCAATGACGGTGATTTTAGCATAGATGGCGCAGGTAGAGCGGTATTGTCGGAGGTGGCTGTAAGCTTGTTAAAGTCGTTAAATTATAACAATGCTGAGCAGACAGGATTTGCTATTGAACAGAAAAATGGCAAATATCAGATGTCTATTACTGATTTGATAGTCTGGGGCAAAGCTATCTTTAACACCTTGCAGCTTCGTGAGTTGTCGTATGTGGGTGGTAATATAGTTCTTTCGCCTTCGGCTTCTAAGCTCACTCATGTTGTAGAGATAAGAAATAACGATGGCGAAATTACAGGTTGGAAGTGTTATCTCTTGGCTGATGATGGTTCTACTGCTACCATTAATTCGTGGAAGGTGGACGACCAAGCACGCTGTCAGACGTTCAATATCAAGACAGGAGTTTATGAGAATGTGGGTAACAAAGACTATTGGCGTAGGGTTACTGAGGTATCACAAGACAACGAGGTTATCACAGATGGCAATGGACATGAACTCTACGATGGCAATAAGTTCGCATGGATAATCCTTAGCAAGACGGATTGTTCTGAAGGTGCTGATGCTGTAGTAAACAAGAATAATTCTCCTGCTGCTGGAGATAGTCTTGTACTGATTGGTAACAGAACAGATAAATCTCGACAGAACATGCTTTTGTTGGAGACAGAAGGAAGTGAAGCTCCTCGTTTCGTTATGTATCGTGGCATAAATAACTATTCGCTCGCTAACAGGTCGATTGTTTCTGTCAGCTATAATGGTATAAACATTCGCACAGGCTACATTCATTATACAAGTCCTTCGGGAGATACCATTTGGGCACCATGTTATCGTGGGGATTGGAAAGAGGGCACAGAGTATAGTTACTATGATGAAGTGACATGGCTCGGAACTCGTTGGCTCTGCATTGTTCCCGAAGGTGACACGACTATTACTGAGCCTTCTGAAGATAATGACTATTGGCGAGCGACTACTGCTATATTTAGCATAAAGTTGGCTCTTTATCATGATTTAGCGGCAGGTATATGCAAAGGGGAAACTCATACCGTGGAATGTAGATTAATGCTTGGCGACAAAGATGTGACAAGCGCAGTAAAATCGTGGGCTGCTTCCCGAAAGACGGATGATGCTGCTGATGATATTGCCTGGGCACTCAAAGACAAGGTAAAGAACTTCAAAGGCTCAATAGATATAACATGGGCTAATGATAATTCGGAAGATGATTTAGGCCGTGGTGATGTGGCTTCGTTTACGTTCACCGCAATCACGAATACAGGCGATGTTCATAAGGCAACATTGGAATTATAAAATTATAAATTATGCAAATTATGATGTATGCAATTGTAAGTAAAGAACAATGTCAGAAGATTGGCATTGATTCTACGCACAGAATGACACACGGAGATAGTGTTGTTATTACAGACAAGGAGTTAATGTTCTCTACTGCTGAAGGAAAAACTCTTGAAGAGAAGGCTAAAAACATCAATGCTATCTTGGCGACAAGCGAGAAGGTGATGATGTGGAATACCGCTTGCAAGATGGGTAATGACGGAAAGGAGGTACTGAATGGATAACATTTCTCTTTCAGCTTCTATTGCCGTAAGACGTATCATTGATGGAGATACACTCTCTATTTGGTTTACAACGAATGGTATTCCTTTGCATCAAGGTCTGAACCCTAATGACTTCACGGCTACACCCAAGTGGACGGAAAGTGGCGACCATCCTGTGATTACACCTAACGTAAGCTCGGCTCGCAAGAATGCCGTTTCACTTCTTACACACACGTGGAAATACAATTCCGTGGAAATTACTTTTGCAAGTGGCATAGGATGGGTAAAATCTACAAACTTCGATGGAAAGTTTAAGTTGAATACCAAAGACGGAACACTCGCTATCATTGGTGACCTTGCAACCAAGGACAATCAAGATGCGGATGTTCTCGAATACACAGGCATGGCAAGTGTCGGTAGTGCGTCTTACGAAATGACCAATAGTATAGGCGTTCTTGTTACCATGCTCGGCTCGAGTGCGTTCTTTGGTGGCATTGAAGCTTCTTCAACAATGCTTGGTGTTACCGACAAGGAAGGAAACGAAACCACAACAGCCATTCTTAAATTTTGGCTCAAAAACGCTGGCGGTGACGTATCGAAATATTCGGTCAAGTTGTATCGTGGCAATGAGACTACTCCAATCACAACTCTCGAAAATGCGAGTAGCGGTGGTAGCATAACTATTCATCGTGACAAGACAGGAGACGATGACAAGCTTTATGTTGATAGCCATCAGTTGTTCATCGCAGAGTTCATTGTTGATGGTACAATAGTCTATCGTGCCGGCGTAAGTATTGATGATAATGCCGATGTATATCAGCTTGTGCTTTCTGAGAGTGGCGGTGTGAATGCGTCTACCAATTCTGTCGTCACACCAAAAGTATTGAGTACAGCAACAGGAACTGCCGTCACCATAGGCAAGGGCACAATAAAGTACTATATTCTCAAGAGTACTGACCTGACGGTTGTTAGAAGTACATCAATAAACTTCGCTAACAATGCCGAGTTTATTGCTGCTACTCTCACAATTACCGCAGCAGACACCAAGGATGGAAACGGCAATGAGTGGGACTTGACAGTTAATTGCGATTTGACCGCACAAGTTTTATCTTAAATTCATTAAAATATGGTTGAAGTTAGACAAAAATTCAGAAGGAAATTTGCTCCGCTCAATCTGAGTTATTCGTTAGTCTGTCTTAGCAGTGGTGCGCCACTCATGCAGACAACCGATGGCGTTAATTTTTACCCTGATAGAACGATTGTACAGAGTAAGATTCAGCCGCAGATTAATGTAACTACAACCGATAGATCTTGGGATTCAAGCCGAAGCAATGCTTTTCTTACCAATATGGTGTGGTGGGTAAGTGTTGAAAATACTTGGAAAAAGATTACGGAAGTAGAATCATGGAGGGATTTATATGAGCTTGATACGAGCGGAACAACAACACGTGGTACGCTCTATGTAAAGAAGAATGTCGGTGCTAATGATAGATGTCAACTCTACTTTGAAGCCGACCTTCTCGACTACCGAAAGAACTCTTTACTGCACATCAAGACGAAACCTGTAACCATGACAACATCCACCAATACAGGTGATACGTATGGTGTCGGTATCGGAGTTGAATCAAACATCAGATACAATCCTGTATTGGATAAGTTGAGCCTCTATGATTACAAGGTTGCTAACAGATTGATAACAGCATCGGATGCGGAACGCAAGAAGTGCTTTGATGGCAATGAATATCTTCGCACTATTCCTATTGATGTGTACAAGGCTAAGACTAAGGTCGTGACTGGGTATGAGTTGGAGATTTATCGTGTGGATGCAAATGGCAAACAAACAAAGATTGCTGTTTCGACAAAGACAGCACCTAATGAGCTTGTTAGCCTTTCTTTAACGGAAATGGTGCTTGACTTGCGACAGATAGGTAAATTTGACTACATCATAAAGGTTATTGTTGACAAGGTTACCGTATCGCAGTTCCAGTTCAATGTTAGCAGAATTACACCACCTTTTGTGTTTAGTTTTGTGAATGTAGGTGGAATTGACTACGGACAGAAGGAAAGGGTTAATAAGGTGTTGGTACATTACAATAATACTCTTGTTTCTTACCCACAGAGAATTTTGAAACTCAATTGGAGGACGATTGCCCATAATGAAGGCGGTGTTACAGTTGAAAAGAAATGGCAAGAGGGTGAATCCTGCTCGTATCTCGTTGAAGAAACAGGACTTGGATATTCCGAGGATTGTGCGTTGGAAGATTGCGTATCATACGAGAATAAAGAGCCACTCTCTTATGCGGTAAGTTCAAATGGTGAATATCTGACCGACAAGGACGGGAATCCTTATCTGATTGGTTAGATTAGTAGGTTTAATAATGTATAACTTAAAATAATTAATATAATGGAATTAGCAAAAGTATCACAGGTCGATGCAATGTCTTCGACTGATAGCTTCATCATCGAAGCAGGGGGCAGCGAGAGACGTGTCAATCTCGAAACGCTCAAAGGAGTTTTAGCATCAGCAATTACTACTCCACCATCAATTTATACGCTTGAACAGAACAGTAACGTGGCATTTGACGTGTCAAGTAATTGGGCTGCATATATGTACACTTCTTACATGAAGGGCTACCTATTCAAGGTTGTAGCAGGAAAGGTGTATGCAGCGCAACTCAATGAATCATGGGATGCTTTTGCCGATGGTACGGCAATTGACGACATATCGAAGTATGAAACCATGATACATGTCCCTAAGTGTCATTTCAAGGGCGAAGGAACTAAAATGACCTTTGGCGGTCTTAATCCTGTAGCAGGCGGTCACACCTTCGATTCTCCAGAATGGGTAGGCGCATATCTAATGTATGTTGACGCAAATGGTGTTGGTCATTCAAGACCTGGTGTAGCTCCTTCGTATTCAAAGTCAATGAGTGAGTTTTGGTCTTGTGCCCAAAAGCTTGATTCTAACTTTGGTCTTGCGAACTATCAGTTCCAATGCCTTATCAATGCTGTATATCAAGCATATTACGGCAACCTTAACTCGCAGGATGTAATCGGTTCGGGATTCCAGCATAATAATTGGGAAGCATGCCGTGATGTACCTATGGGCAAGTGTATCTCTCTCGGTAATGGTAGCGGCAAGGTGCTCTATGAAGATGTTACGCTCGGTAAGCAGTATTCCGTTAAGCTCTTCGGTTTTGAGGA